GCACTTGACCAGTCCCATTACCTTCAATCCATAAATCATCATTGGTATCTTTACCTGTAACCCAACCACCACCTGACTTTGTACCAATCGTAGTACTACCTAAATCTGTATCTAAAGCTGTCGAGATTCCACCAATTGCATTAGTCAAACCAGTAACTGACAGACCACCACTACCAATAGTCACTGCACCACTATCATCATAAGTGGGAGCATTAGTCCCACTCTGAATCAAGTAACCAGTGGTGTTATCGAAACGAACGATTGAATGATCTGCTACTGAGACGCCGCCACTATAAGCTACATCACCAACTCCATCTAAGCGAACATTACCAGAACCCTCATCTACTAAATTAAGAGCCGCAGGGGTAGTAAGATCTGCTTGTGCTTTAAACTTAATCGTATCAACACTGCTAACAGATTCATCATTAACCAATTCAACAGCATCAATCGCACGACCACCAATTGCAGTCAATAAATCATTCTGATCAATCTTCTTATGCTCACCGGCTGTTGAATCATAGAAGCAAAACCAGTCACCAGTAGCCGGAGCAGAATCCTCTGTTAACTCACTGAACCTTAAGCCAAGTGTATTCCCGGTTTTAATTAAACCCTCACCTGCTGTGATCTGGCCAGCACCAGAGAATTGAGCGAATACTAAAGCAGTAGTATCAACTACGATTGGATCGTTAGTCGTTAACACCCAGCCTGAATCTGCGTTAGTTGTACCTTCTGCTACAAATGTAAATGCGCCTGCAGTAACCTCTGCATCTGTATCAAAATCAGTTGCCCTTGTTGGTGCACCACTTGCGTTAACTGTATAGATTCCATTCTCAGGACCGCTACTTTGGTCCTTAATTAAAATTCGATCGTTAGTTGCTAATACAACTCCATCAATCGTATCTCCATTTTCAAAGTCAGTAGCTAAAGTACCAGCCGCTGTAGTTGCGACTCTTACTGAATCTTTTACATCCAATCCAGATGCAACAGCATCTACATATGCTTTAACGGACTGTTGTGTTGGTACTTTAGTAGCACTATCAGAACTAAGATCATCTTCATCTAATACCCAGCCATTCCCAGAAACATCAGTGTCTGCGTTATAGGTAATGTCCGCCGTATCACTTAAAGCTGTGGAAGCACCTGTTACCTCTGTGCCAATTGTAAGACCTGTGATGTTCGCAGCATCTATGTTTGTAGCACCCTGGTCTGTCGTCCAATCAATATGCTCGTTTGCTACATAGTTAGTAGCCGCATTGTGATCGACGACAAAATCCATATCACCCGTTGCGTCTTGATATGTAACGGTAATGCCTGTATGAGTGCCAGTTCCAGCTGACATCAAAGCACCCGCATAATCCTCAACCTGCTCTTGGGTTAAGGTCGCCGTGATATAACCAGAGTCATTCGTCCACTGAGAGATATCTCCTGATTTGTTGGTTAGAGTATCTGCACTACTAGCTGTTATGAAAGCTGAGGTTGCATTGCTGTAATTTGATAAGTCATTATCGACAGTGAAATCAATCTTATCTGTACCGTCTAGCGCGATAGCAAGAAGGCTGCTAGTGGAGTTCAATTTATAAAGCTCTAGGTCAACACCTGTCTTCTGCTTGAAGATACCAGTACCTGCTGTACCTACGTTGCTAGCAGTGTTAGACTCACCGCCTACAGAAAGAGCTTCAATCTTGTCATATACCGCATTCTTAGTAGGAACCTCTAGGGAACTATCCCAACCCACTCCGTAAGCCTCATCGGGAACCGTTATATCTGTGCTTGAAGCCAACACCCCTGAGCCTATGACCGCGGCGTCTATGTTTAAATCTGTTCCGTCATACCATATAGCAGCGTCGCTACCTTCACCGAAGTATAGCTGAGCATCATCGTTTAATATGTGCAAGTCACCAGTACTGCCGATCTTCAACCTGTCGTCAACAGCGGTTGCGTCATGAAAGACTAGCTCATCTGAAGTGTTCGATTTTATCGAATAGTTCGTTGAACCAAGGAGCTTAAGTATTGTATCTGTGGCACCGCCTGCATCAAGACTGACAACTCCTGTTGAGTCATAGCTGAAGCCAGAGTTCCCGCCGAAGGAACCATTGTCATTGAACTGGACGTGTCTATTACTACCACCTGGTGCGGTAGACCCGCCACTAGATACGGTAACCGATCCGTCACCGTTATCCGTAACCGTTCCGTTGGGAAACTTTATCGTCGAGACGCCGTATACATTAGGAGTTCCATCAGGTTCTGTTACGTTTAGACTTGTTGAGCTAGCGCCAACTAAGGACATTAAGCAAGCTCCTCTACCACCATTGTTACTGTCCCAGCTGCGACGGCAAAGTAACTACCGGAGATAGAGTCTGTGTCTAGTGCAGCGTTCTCGCCCCAGGCCGTTGGACTCGTTTCATAGAAACGCTCTCCACTTGCCTTTAGTTGAACCCCTTCTGCTACAGTCTGCGAATCGTTCTCTAAGATATAGATCGTCGCCGCACCTGTGTTCTGAAGGTTCACTTGCCTTGTCGCCCCGCCAAGGGTTCTACCTGTAACCGCTGCGTCTAACAGGGTGTCTAGTGTACTTGGAGTGGTGGTCACAGTTACTGTGATACCTCTTCGAGAACCTAGTCCTAGTCTACTGTGATTTGTTTTTCTACTCATAATTCTATTTTACCTCAATTTATTTACACTAACTGAGCATCCAGCTCTGCAATTTTTGCTAGTAATTTATCAGCTAAAGTTGCCGTTAAAGCTGAAGCCCCATCCTCTTTACTCTTCTCCACCCTCGCCTTAATCATTGCCACCGTTGCTTTCGTCGCCTTGAAAGATTTGTCTGTCAAAATATTTGCAACGAAGATGCTCTCATTTGCCCAACTGTTTAGTTCAGCCTCCTCTTCAGGAAACTCTTTTGCTAAAAGCTCAAGAATGTTAACCTCAAGGCTCAGTTGCTTTAGTGGGTCGTGAGCTTCAACAACAGTCTTCGCTGTTGAAAGTTGACTCTTTGAAGGTTCACCTTCCCAAGAGACCTCTCCTCGACTATTGACACCTACCACCGGTAGCCCTGCGTCCCTTAGTTCTTTACCCAATACTGATACGTTATATGTCATACTTCAATCTCCGCTACTAACCCACTCTGGCTCCAGCCCCCTGTTTGAGCTGCCCAAAACTGCATATTATTGGAACCGTTAGATTTTTCTACCCACTGTAAGTAGTGGTACCCAGCGCTAGGGTATCCACCATAGCTGGCAAGCGCAGTACTGTGTACACTTACTGCCGTAGTATTGCTTACTCCCCTGAATAGCTGGGCATGATTCGCATTCGTCGCATCCAAAGCAATCCCAGCAAACCCATCCGAAGCAGCGTTGTCAGCTCTTATTACAGCAAAGAGGTCGGCTTTAACCGCTCTCGCCACTGGAAGAATGAATTCGACACGAGTTTCTCCAACTGTTGTCGTTGCATTTGCGGCACGTATCGTCGTACTACTATAGCTCCAATTACCAGCGTCACCGTCCGCAAAAAGTCTCCTCGGAAGAGGTCTCTCTAAGTCTGACAACAGCCAACTATTGTCTGTCTGCTGCGTCTCTCCACTTGAACTCGTTGTTCGCCCCGTCCCAAGTAGTCGTCGAGTTGCGTCGCCCGACTTGACATAAATGCCATTCTGTAAAGTTATAGCTGTCGCCCTATTTGTATCATCCGTCCAGTCAAGAGCCTCTAGAGCTAACGTCCCGTTATTGTTATAGCCAAAGATGTCAAAGTTAGTGTCAGTCGTAGATGGTACTGCGACGGAAACCTCAGAGAAGCCTATATCTACCCAGTCAGAGCCGTCATACAAAGCTATACGATCACCCTTATATGGTGTGAAATAGACAGTTGTCTTTGCTGTCTGGTCTGTCGTGCTAACAGCTTCTCCCGACTCAAGTGTTAAACGTCCTGCTCGAGGGAGGTTAACAACTGCTATAGAAGATGAGGCAACCGCAACCCTCCACCCTGTCCCGGATGTCAAGCTACTAACTAATGTCCCTTTATAATGAGCGCTCCCAGCACTTAGAAGTAAATCACTTGCCACCCCGTTAATTCTCTCGCCACTCGCAGCTTGCTTCAACGTTACTGCGCTTAGGTCAGTCGCGTCACCAGCTGTCAGTTCAAAAGAAGATAGATCATCCGGATCATCTATTAACGTGATCTCGGTAACGCTTGATCCAACTATATACTTCCCGCCATTCTCAATAGTAAAGTTTGTTGTCTTGCTCTCCCATCCAGTCTTATACGTGGCATCTCCATGGAGAGCTAGGTTTTGTGTACCTGCTGTCGGTTCAATCGCAAGCCCCCCTGTCCCTGCAGTACTGTTCGTCGCCCCCGTCATGTCAACCACTCCAGTTGGATCTGTAACTAAGGTGCTGTAGTTACCTGTTGTAATAACTTCAGACGCTGTGGAGGTTCCAGACCCATACTTCAACTTACCCGTGCTAGTTGTAGTGATAGTTATATCTCCACCGGTTGTCTCTGAATCAATGTCATCAACCTGGATGCCACCTTGGAATCTCTGCAAAGCTGTAGCGATAGACTCAACGCCTGCTTGCAAGCCCTGGTCTATGATCCAGTTCATCGCCGTGATCAAAGGGGTCAATACAGTTGTATTGTTCGTGTTCTCAGTTGCAGCCTCTACCGTCTCACCATCGTTAACGGTGATGAGGTCTGTAGTTTGTGGCTTACCACTTGTTACGTCAGTCTTGTTTGTTGCCATTACCTAAATTTCCCTTCTTTAAACTGCTTCTGTAAGAGCTTAGGGATCTCATCCCGCCTTGCTCCCTCCATTATCCTACGTGCCTGCTGCTTAGTCAAACGCCCTCGGTCTATATCCTCAAGGAGTCTGAACTTTAATTTCTTTTCAATCAACTCGTAAGCCTTCTGTCTATTGTCATATATAGCAGCTTTCCTTGGGTCTGCTGTCCTATACTTCCCATAGCTACTCTTCATTGCTTGTCGCCTTGAGAACTCTGCTTGCGCTGTTGGGCTGTCTTTCACCGCTTCCCTTGGGTCAATGCCTAGTTTGGCATACTTCTCTCCCCTCTTATACTTAGCCAGTTCTTCGTTTATGTCAGACCGCTTCATCCTTTCCGCCTTTGTGAAAGCGCCTTGTCTTGAAGATGCCGCAATAGGCTCTGTTATCCAGCGAGGTGGAAGCTTCCCAAACTGCTTATTCGTATTAGGGTCAAGGATAGCAAGTGGCTCACCAGCGGCAGCCAACTTAACAGCCTCGCCAGTGCCCTTCACTACATTCGATGCGCCTGGTCTCAAGAAGTCCAGAAAGGCTCCCGTAGGGTCCCGTCCCTCCATGAAATTATCAAAAGAATATTTATTGGCCAACGGAATAAAGTTCTCAAGCATTTGATCGCCAAACTCTTGAACGTAACTTGCCGCGCCCGCAATCCCGTACCCTGCCAAAGAAGCAAAGTAAACCCTAAGAGCCACGGTCGGCGCAATCTCTAGAGCAAGGGCTCTCGTAAAGTTCTGCGCAGCGTTCCCGAAGTCGCGGCCAACTTCACCAACTGTTCGATCCAATAGTATGTTTGCGTTCTTGATCTGGAAAGATTTAACAGGGTAGAAGAAGTTCTTCCCGACCTTCGTACTCGCAAGACTTGCCTTATCCCCTTTGGACAGAACCTGCCCTCCAACATTTCTAGCAGCAGAAAGCACCGTGTTCAAAGTCTTTGCGGTGAATTTTTTATTGCTCGCAAAGTCAGTAAGTATCTCCACCCGGTCTTCAGGGGCTACCCAGTTCTCGAGAAACCTCTCGAAGTTTGTAGTCCCGGTCCCCTTCTTCAGTTTAAGTTCAGCATTTCTTCTCAACCACTTGTGTGCAGTGTTTAGGGTTAAGCTTGCTTCCATTTGGTTAGCCTTATGGAAAGGAAGTAAAACCATTCTGTCACTAATAACCTGCAACGCACCCTCGTTTGTTTCAAGGTCATTTAAAACTTTAAAGTTAAGGTCCGAAGTTTTCAACCTGCCACTCCCTGGTCTAACGTAGTCTAACATTGCCGCAAAAGTTTCTGACAGACCAAAGCGACTCATGTTACGAGGAACGGACGTCAACTGAATAGCTGTAGTTTGCCCACTGGAAAGTAAACCTGCGTTAACCATTGTGTTCCACACCTTCCAGAAAGAGTTGTACTCGCCAGGGGTGTAAGCTTCTGTCAGAGCTTTCATAGCCTGTATGCCCTGGAGCTCTGTCAGCTTACCAGACTTCCTACCCATCAAGATCTTCTCTGTTATCAAGTCCGCGACAGACTTGCTCTTCTTCAGGTCCTGCCCTTTAAACATTCTAGCCAAGGATAACTGAGTACCCGTACTCTTCAGATGACTATCTAGAGCAACCAAGTTGTCCTCGTAAAGATCTAACATCTTCTCTGGAATTTTTTTAATTTGCCTTTCACCAACAACTCTTTGCATGATACTGTCTTCAGTTTCGACGGAAGTCTCTAGTTGATCTAGCACCTGTTGCAGGTAAGACTCTCGCTCTTCACGAGTGATGATCCCCTCCTTCTCCAGCTCTTTAAGATACTTGTCTGGGCGAACTCTTTTACGTGGAGCATAGTTTTGAATGCGATCAGGTACATCTACTCCCGCTGCCCTTAACGAAGTATGAATCTCTCCAAGCACCTCCTCATTTGCTAGAGCAACTCTCCTTTCCAGGTCAGTAAAGCCGTCCCACTCCCCGTTTTGCAAGGCTTTTTTGTCTAGCTTCTTGTAGACTTGCCTGAACTGCTTAAAGCTCAGCCCCGTTAGATCTTCAACTTTTTGCTTGTACAGGCGACTCGTGATGGCTGGGGTGTTCATTGCCGCGTTATAGTCATTGGCAATGTCTTCCGCCCCAATCTTCTTCAAGAAGGTCACGGCATCAGACCCAGCCCGGTAGACAGTCATTCCTTTTTCTACCATCTTCCCGAGAAACGATTGAGCCGAAGCTCCCTCGAATTCTTTTTGAACCATTGCTTCCTTTTGAAATTTACCTGGCTTCTCCTTCTTCTGAGCTTGAAGCTTCCGCAGCTCAACATCTTCTTCAACCGTCTTAACGACAGCCTTGTACTGCTCAGGGTCCGCATCCCTGAGACCACGGACGTTCTCAATAATCTCCCTCTCAGTCTCAGTCATTGGCAAGTTCTCTTTGGAGTTGTCAATATACTTCTGCAGAGTATCAACCTCTTCGGTCATCTGCTCCATCGCCTGCTCTTTCTGCTTAATGCCAAGGGACTCATCTAAAGCATCAAGAGTATTCTTGTGCCTCATCTCTAACTGGCGAGTGGTATTGTCTAGTTGGCTTAACGACTCTTGTGCCATTGAAGCGTCCTTCTCCCACTCCACAGACTCAGCTTGACGTTTAACTAAGCTCTCCTCTTTAGATCTAATCTTGCCGTCTAGAGATTGAAGCTCTTTCTCCAAAGCTTTAATCTGCTCAGGTCTCTGCTTGGCATTACGCTTAGACTTAATACCCTTCAGCCTCTTGACTTCTTTCTGAGCCTTAGTCTTAGCTACCTTCAGCTCCTTAACCTCTTCCCTGCGAGTCGCGACAGTCTCTTTCAGCTCCTTGATACGAGTCTGTGCTTCATCTAATCTAGTTTGAACCTCTGCCTTTTGCCCTCTAACACCTTTGATTTGAGCGTTAACCTCGTCCAGTCTAGCCATAGTTTCTCTTGCCATTGCCGCGTCTTCTATGTCAGCAGGCTTGTTTTTTAAACTAGCGATATCCTGCTTGCGAGTCTCAATAGCTTCAGCCGCCTCACTAGCAAGTTGTTGACGCTGATCAAGCTGTTGCTTCCTAGCTTTCAACACCTGTATATCTCTCTCAGAAACAGGCTTACCTTCCACCTGTACCATGTCAGCTTCAGCAGCCTTAGCTTCATTTAAACTCTTGAACCTTCTACGGCTCATGTTCTGCATTTGTTGAACACGCCTTTGCCCCGAGGCTTGTACTCTTTGAGCTACGCCTTCTAGGGTTTTCCCTATAACTCTCTTGCCAACGCTTGCACCCATGTGCAACCCCTTGCCAAGGACTCCACCAACTAGACCAGCCCCCGTGCCCATCGCAGTCTGTTTACCAATCTCTCCAACGTCTGCCCTGGTTGTCGGGTCTAAGTCCAGCTGCCTAGAGGCTCCCTCTAAGAGACCTAAGGCTCCACCCTCAAGAGCTCCGACCCCCATCATCGTGAAGAGTCCTGTCCCCGCGGCTGCACTGAGTGGAGCTACGGCTGAATACTTCCCTAAACCAAAGGGGATTCCAAAAGCTAGTTCAGCAGGGGTGCCACCTTCTGCCATCATTTGCTGTAGGTGTGGCTTCTCTTTAAATAAGTTCTCCACAGCCGTGTCGGCTCTAGTCCCAGGCTCCGTATAAAACCCTTCAGGCACAGGGCTTGTAAGCTCCATAGCTTTCAAAGCCAAAAGATTGCGAAGCAGGGCTCTCTCCTTCTCTGCTTCAAAGGCTTCGTCATCTTCACCTAAACTCTTCAGGGCCGCCTCGATATTAGCTTCAAGACTCAGTGCTCCTCTTGCGGCACCGCCACTCACGTCCTGTACAAGATCTGCAATCCCAGCCGTGAAACCTACTCCGGCTCCCTCTTTAGCTAAGTCTGCATACTCTGAGATCCCAAGTTTGTAGGGTTCGGTTGCCATTAAAGATCTCCGTGTTTCTCTAACAGAGCTTCATATTGCAACCCTAGATCAGAGCCTTCCCCACCAAATAAACCTCCGATACTATCGAAGACATTCTGGAACATGTTCTGCTGGGACTGCCCTTGATCAAACTGTTTCATCGCACTGAGCAAACCAAAGTTGTCTTGTGCTCTAGCCTTACCGTAAGCCTCAGAAGCTTTAACTCTGTACTTACCAGCGATCTCTGACTTCCTCAACTCATTTGCGAGCTTCAGCACGTCTGGCTGCTTCTCAAAGAACTTGCCATACATATCAGGTAACTTGTCTACATTAGTGTAATCTATATTGTCCCTCATCATCTGGAGTTTGTTTGCTTGCTGTTGCAATCCCAGCTTCTCTAGAGCGCTCAACCCTTCTGCATCCGATGCCGCCAACACGTCATTGATCTGTAGCCCTAGATTCTGCTTAGCATAAGACGCGCGCCCCGCATTTCTCCTTGCTGTAGCTATAGAGCTTAACCCCCCAAGCATTCCCTTCATTCGGTTGTAACTTCTCTCTTGTGTATACTGTCTGTCCAAAGCTCCTTGAGCTCCGGCGACATTTGCTAATACATCTATTTTCTTTGACATTATCCTAACAACCCTCCTACTCCACCTATAATCGCACCAACCGGTCCACCAGTTGCAAAGCCTGCGAGAGCACCAGTTGCTGCTCCCCCTAAGTTCAAACCACCCTCATCTCCACCAGGTCCAGCACCTGGCATCACATCTACAGGGGAAGAAAGTAAAGCTGTTCTAAGCCCTTGTTGTTGAAACCTGTTCGCTATGTTCTGTTGCTGTAATGTTGCTGCCATTTGAGCCGACTGAGGGTCAGTAAATAACCCTGCCGCTCCTGGGCTCATGATGCCGGACTGGTAATTACGTAAAGCCTGCGCCTGGCGACCAGCTCGCCCAGTGAGCATCTGTTCCTCTCTGCCTGCAAGTTCACCCATTGCCTGAGTTAAGAACCTAGACTGAGCCTTACCAGCAGTGTCTGCGATAAACCCTGGAGCAAAGGAACTCTTTGATGTACCAGACCCCACCAGCTCACCAAGTGCTGATCGAGTTGAGTCTCTATAAACATCAGAGAACTCGTCCATATAACGAGCCTTCATTTCGTCAAGACTTTTCTGTTGACTTGGAAGCAACCCTTGTTGGTTAAAACCTTGACTGAGCATACCTTGCATGCCACCAATCCCTGTCATCCCAAGGGATCTTAAAGCGTCCAATAATCTTTCCGACTCACCACCCATTTGCACCCCGCCAGGAGTGAACTGCTGTTCCGCACGAATGCGACCATCATCTACTGATAGACCTTCAAACTCTCCACGCTTAATAGCTTTACGAAAACCTTTACTATCTCTGAACCTAAGGTTGTTAGCCTTGCGTTCAGCTGTACTTGGATCTACACCCTTGTTGATCAAGTATTTCTTAAATGCTTCTTTCTTCAGGTCCCGCCCAGGGATCTTCTGAGCTTGCGTTACTTGAGCCCCACCAGGACCGTAACTCGCCGTACCATATAAAGACTCTAAACCACCCCCGAAACGATCCAGGTCATCAAGAGCTGCTTGCATCATCTCTGGAGTAAACATCCCCGTTGCAGTTGGAGCTACTCCTGGTTGCATCATTGAAGTCATGGCTGGTCCGGCCACTGCCATTAGTTGATCCAAAGGTAGTCCACCTCCCACTGCCCCTCCGGTAGATGGCTGCGGTAAATTCTGTTGCGCCCAAGCTTCGTATGACGGTGATGACATACCTCAATTATAGTTTATTGTTTACCCATTGGCAAATATCGGAACACAATTTTGTGTATAAATGGAGATGCTGCATCATTGCTTCGTACTCTACATTTCAAGATCTTCCCGATATTATTCGTGGGCGTGAACTCTATCCTCTTCAAAGGTTGCCCGGCAAAGGACGAGTACTTAGACGTGCCGTACACCGCAGACCCAAACAGGGACTGGCCTGTAGTGGATATCGTTAACCTGTCATACCCAGATCTATCGTCCTCCCACATGTGGTAGAACTCAAGCAACCCTTCTGTATCGCTAGGGTTACTGTAGTAAATTATAATCTTCTTAATATCCTTGTTGTTATCTAGGTTCCCAAAGTCTAGCGGAGAAAGTTGATACCACATGTCGATAGGCTCCCCATCATAATCAAAGCCCGAGTTAGTTTGATAGATCTTATTCCTACTCACTATCAACATCTCATTGGTTGCTCTATCAACAAAGCTGTCAACGAAATGGAAGTCATCACCAAAGCCTACGTCTAACCCCCACTCCTCGTCCTCATTGGAGTCCGCATAGTCATAGACATGTTTCTTGTCAGGGAAAGATTTAGAAGGCGCTGACGGGAGCCACAGGTGCAGCTCGCCCTTAATAAAATGGTTGACCAACCTACCCCTTTTGAACTGCTCAAGCGTGACGGACTCAAAGTCAGGGAAGATCTTACTAGATATCCCTCTCGGCTTGACGTCTTGGAAGTTCTCTGTACTTAGGAAGTGATAAACCGTACCAAAGTTAGACACAAAGAAGATGTCATTGTCCCCTTTAGGGGCGACAAGTCTATGGTGCGGACATCCAACCTCCCGGTTTAAACACTTCATCTGAATCTTAGGAGTAGGGTACCCATTGCCTGGAGGGAAAATACCTGTAACAACATGTATCTCTCGCTCACAAAGGACTATTAAATACTCATTATTAACTGTATGTATAGATGTTATCGGCGACCTAGCATCTAAATCTAACCAGAAAGCAATGTTGATATTACCAGAGTTATTTGAACCAAAGTCATCATAGTCAAAGAACTTACTAAAGTACAGGCGATAAGGACGCAAGGAATCTCCTGACAACACAGCCCTGTTCTGATAGAACGCACCAAACTTAGGGTACCCAATGTCCGTACCTAAAGTTGTAGGGTTCGCCTGTGTCGCGTTATTAGACTCGTCAAGCAAGGTGTTATTCTCCACGTTAAAGGTTGGAGGCCACGGTATATCAGCGGCAACGCCGTTGGTAATTAGCTTAGGGTTATTCACCCCATCAACAAAGATCCCCTCACCATGTGTAAGTTCGAAAAAGAAAGGGTCCCCATCGGAAGTTAGAGTTGTGTCTATCACCGTATGGAACCCATTCTCAGAATTCACAAGCTTCATCTCGGGGTAACTAGCTGTTATATAGTAGTTCGTTCCATCTTGATCAGAGTAATTAAAATGATTCTCTAGTCGAGTGTCTATCCCATACTCTGGGAATTTGTCAGTCCAGCCTAGCTTCTTGGCTAGCCCGAACTGTTTAGTTATCTCAAAGTTCTGAGCCGAAGGTGTCTGACCATAGATCAAACTATTCTCGTCATCTCGAGTATTACGCCCTCTGAAGAAGTCATAAGCAAAGGACTGGGTTGTAGCTAGATCTGTCATTACCTAGTGTAGCCAGTGGTTGACTGAGGTCCACGAGCTGCAAACATAGGGTTGTCTGCTAGGAACTCCTTCGCGCCACCGTAACCTAACTCCTTAATTCTTCTCTTACCTTTCTTGCCAAACTTGCCAGTGTTAAAGAACTTGCCGCCGAAGTCATACTGATCATACTCTGGGTTAGAAACACTCGCAGCTTTAGGAGGGAAGAGCCCACCTGTATCTGTCCCTTCATAAGGTTGAGCGCCGCCAAATGCACCGCCGCCTACTGGGGCTTGAGCCGTTGGTCGAGAGATTGGAATCGGAGCACCTGCGTAACCAGACGCAGCGCCTTGTTCTGGGTAACCAAATGGTAACCCCGCTGTGCCAACCGGGGCGCCATGCATAGGTCCGAAGGAAGTGATGTTAGGACTAAAGGCGCCCCCTGTTACTGGTTGGTCAAACAGTCCACCGAACCCGCCGCCGAAGCGAAAGTCCTGGTAAGGAAAGCCGTAGGGATTGTAAGGATTGTATCTCATAACGTTCTGTCCGCGTAGTTGTAGTTCATTCGGAACCTATTCCAGCCTTTGCGCTTATAGGTATGTTTGTTCCTCTCGAAGAACTTTTGTTTTTGTGAATCAAACTCTTTGAAGTAGCTCTGCCACTCAGGGTCGCCATCTGCTTTACGCAGGTAGGCGTACATCCCGCTCTGCAAAGCTAACAGAGCAGAGTCGGGAAGTACGATAGTGTCAGTGATATTGCTTGCTGTGATATAAGGAACTATCTGTTGATAGGAAACAACTAAGGTATAGACTTGGGTGGGCACCGGTAGGATATACACCTTCCCCCCCAAGACATACCAATACTGTGGATCGTTACTTTGAAACGTCTTGAGCTTATAGTCTTCTGCTTGCTCTGGACTTATCAAAGCCATCTTCAACAGATAGGTCTCTCCGCTCTTCTTATACTTAATCCACTTAATAACATTAGAGTCCCAAGTGTCTGACGGTGAGGTTAGCTCACCATTTGCAACAGTCGTAGAAACTTCTTCTATCTTCTCTGTTGCGTCTATATCAAAGCTGTCCTGAATGAAATGCTGAATCGCTTTCTTTGCAGCTTGAACTCCCTGTAAAGCATCGCCACTGTTCTCACCTACGGCTGTAGCCCCTAGTGGAGTGGCTCCATACTCAGCTCTGGCCGAGTTTAAAATGTCGAGATATGTTGCCAATCGGTTCCGCCTTTGTAGGTTTCACGCCTTCTTCTTCTTCGCGACGTTTCTCTATCTCTTCCATTATACCTTCATATTGGATCTTTGTTAACTTCTTCTGCTTAGGAATATCAACTTTTGCTTCTTCAAGCGCAGCTTCAAACTCTCCATATTCAACAAGTTGTTCGATAACCCACAATGGGAAAGCGAAATCATTGTCCGCTCTCTCTCTTCTGATGTCCTGTATATCTGGCTCGTAGTGTATACTGCGCGGCTTAAGACCACTGCGCTCTATCTTATACTCAGCCATGAACCTCTCCCAGTCTGAGTCTGAATTAAACTTATGAGTCAATACCCTAAAGACTGGCATGCCATTGTTCCAACAAAGCTTTACTGGATCTGGCTGTCCCCTCCAGACTATCTCCCTAAAGTCTGTACTCTCTGCCTTAAAAGACAAATGATCACAGGAGGTGAGGACGACTTCTTTCAGTCCGTTCCCTGGCTCTGTGATCTCTCCTGTTTGAAAATCTCTTTTCGCGTGTTTTATATCTGAATTAAGTCTCAGTGAACTGTTCTTAGTTACAAATGGCATTCTATTCTATTCTCCTTATGTCTGTTCTGTTCTAAAAAAAGGGGGAGGCTTTCACCTCCCCGGGCCGTAGTAATCTATTCTTAGTATCTTACGAGGTTAGATCTGTGTCCAAGTAACCAAGGGTTCTTAACACAAACACTGTAAGTTACACTGAACATTCTAGCTTCGTTGTCTCCACCGTAAATCGCTGGTTGCTCTTCTAACATACGAAGAACTCTAAGCTCAATAAGGTCTTGACGTGGAACGTAAACGATCTCGTTATCTTCCAAACCATCAGTTACCTTGAAGTTAAGAAGGATACCGTTAACGTAAGCTTGACTAGAGAACGAACCAAGAGTCGTTCCGTTGAAAGCTTGAGAAGGATCTCTAAGCATTCTAACGTTCTTGTTCAAGTCTCCAAGAGTTGCCTCTGTACAGTATACGTCACAAGAAGCTGAGCTCATGTTACGTTCAGTGTCAGTTACCTGATTGAACGCGCCACGACTACGAAGTTCGATAACGTCTGTCTCAAGAGTGTCCTCGCTTACAGTTGCTGAACCAGAAGATGCTGTGTACAAACCTCTAGCGTTAGCAAGAGTAAGTACTCCACCAGCGGAAGAGTTATTACCAGCTTGTATTGTATTACCATTACGAGCTGCTGCTCCATCTCCTGCTACACGGAAGTCTTTCCATCCTCTAAACTCAAGGATCTTAAGAGCCTCAGGCGTATTGTTAGCCATCTGGTTCTCAAAACTGATCTCATCTAGGTAATGAGTGATCTGACCGTTCTTCTGTGGGTTGCCTAATCTTACTGTGTAAGAGAAGTTAGAAATGTAGTTGTAGTCAGAAGTCGCATAAGATACGTCTGATTGAGCTCCAACATCACCACCTATAGGTGTGTTTCTAATTAATCTTATCTTCGGTGTGCCCGTTGCTGTATAGGTTAGGGTTGAATCAGTACCTTGGTCTACAGTTACTGTAGCCGTAGAGGTTCCTGAATCCCAGTCCGTTACATTGAAACGGCAAGTGCCATCTCCGAACATGATCTGAGTTACACCAGGGACAACAGAATAAGGGTTAGTTAAACCAGATGTTGCTAGTTGAAAAGAGCCATCGCCCGACGTGTGAGTCGCTGCAATCTCTACCTTCTCAACCTTCAAAAACTGATCAAACCATTCTATTCTAGTTGATGTCTCTGGAACCGCTTTCATGTAGTCTGTGAAAAGCGGCACGTTCACGTTAGCTGTCTTGATAAGGTCTTGCATGACCTCTACCTTGGCTGCTAGTGAATCAAAAGTTGCTGCGTTGTTTTGTGCTAATGCCATAATTTTGTTCTCCTATAACTAAAGTATCATAACTACTTAGTTTTTGCTAGAGAGACTACTTAAAAGTTGTAGTGCCTCAGCCGCTGTAGGCTTGTGACCAGCTGCTTTTTTCTTCTGATACTCTGCCATTGGATTATCTGGTTGTGCTATGTTCTGAGGTTGCTCATTAACAGCGTTCTCCGCCAAGCCTAACCCTGATGGTTGTGCCTGTGTTTGAACTTGACCAGACTGTATCATTGGGGCTATATAGGTTTGAGAGAACTCATTCCAGTGGTGCTCCTTTAAAGACGAGGTCTCCTGTGGTGTAAGCATTCTGCCTAGCTTCTGTTGAGCGCCAGCCTCCATAGTTCTCCATATATAATCAGCAGACTTCTGCAGCATAGTATTCTCTGTTAAGTTTATACCCAAAGACTCCAACTTATCTGTCATCTGTTTGACGTATCCTGTCTTAACTTCTTGGTTCTTTGCAACGACAGTCTGAACGTAGTGTTCAGCCTCTTGCTTTTTCCTTGCCTCTTCAACTAGTTCAGCCCTGAGCTCTTCCTTAATCTCCTTAAGCTGACTCTTCGTAAGGAACTCTTCCTCACCCTCACCTAGCTCACCCTGAGCGGCTTTAGCCTGTTGCTTCTGCACCATTCTCTCAGCTAGCTCTTCAACGATATCATCGTACCCATCTTCTCCAAAGGATGGTTCAACCGGTTGTGGTTGAGCGGCAGGCTCGCCAAAGTTCATACTTAAATCAACGGCTGGCTTCTCCTCTACTGCCGACTGTTCTTCAACCGCCGACTGCTCTTGAGCTGGTTGCTCTTGAACCTCTTGCTCTTGTACTACTTCTGCTTCTGTATTTACGTTCTGTTCTTCTGTCATGTCTATTCTCCTTAAACTAATTCAAAGCCTTGCAGCTTGTTTACTATTTGTACTACTTGTGATTTCCTATGGTACTCTGCCTTAACCACCTCTTCGTCATTGGGGTTAACTGGCACAGCTATAGCCTTAGACCTAAGCCATTGCATAACCGCCTCCCACTCTTGTGGCATGCGATCTATAATCTTGTTGACCGAGACCTTGACCTTATCCTCTAAATCCTCGGGAGGTTTAAAGTCCCCAGTCCTATGCGTCCGCGTTTTTCTCTTCTGTTCCATTCTGTTCTCCTCTAATATTGCGCGGGCTGAGAACCAGGTTCACCCTGTTGTGCTCTCTCTATTGCAGCTTGTTGCTGCGCCGCTATTCTCTTCTGTTCTTCTTCTTCTCGCATGATCTGTGCTTGATCTTTAAGTAAATCTCTTAGGGCTACATCGTTCGCTCTAGCCAACATCATAAGGACTCCATCGAAGTCCATCTTCTGTATAGTCTCTGATGGGAAGTTACCAACGGACTCTAGGAACATAAGCAAGTTCTGTCTCGCAAGCTCCTTACTAACCGTAGTCATAGACCCTGTCACAACAACGTCACTGTCTGAGACAGGAGCCGTCAACATCTGATAGAACAATTTCAAAGAAGGTGGTGGCACCTCTTTTGTATCCTTGAACGTAAGCTCTTTAATCTTAATCTCAAGCTCTAACTGTTGAGCTTCAGCTCTCGCCTGAGCTCTGCGCCCTTCCTCTTCCTGGATATAAGTTTGATAAGCCATCTCCATCTTATAATCATTGAACTCAAACTCTTTAGGCTCCTCGCCCTCTGCTCCAGGAGCAGGCGGGAACATTCTCATCGCCATCATCTCGATAGCCTCTTCGTCAGGCGTGATGTCAATCTCACTATCAGCAAAGTTATAAAGCTGCTCTATCTGTGCTGCCATAGATTGAACCTCTTGAAGGATACGCATATCCTCAAGTCTCTCCTGTTGAACCTTCTTATAGAACTGATCGTAATGACCTTGGATACCAGAGTAATTAAGTAGTCTTTGGAACAATGGATTCTGAGCTAGAACCTGCTCTAGGGACTGGTCTTGGTCAAGTGGCTGTTCACTTGTACCCATTAGAGACTCCGCCGCCATAGTGACTTGCTCTCTTAAAATTAACTGTGTCGTATTGATTCGAGTTGACGTACTTGGTCTAAGGAACTTCTCATCATAGTTGCCAGCCGCCTCAACGATATTCATCTGTGCGCCACTGTAACTCTCCTTGATCTCAGTCGCCGTCTTACGCCCCTGGTGCATAGACCCTGACTGACCCTTGCTATAACCAACACCCTCTTCAAATGTCTTGTCTAGATACTGCAACACATCAAGGGATGCGTTCATACCTGCGATCATGCCAGGCCCAAAGAGTGATTCAACCTTGTGCTTATATAAAGCACCAGGCTCAAAGTCAGGCATGTCAACCTCATACTCGTCAAGCAGAGCACTAGCTCCGTCCATCAAGTTCTTAGGTGGGTCACCAAGCATAGCTCCTGTTCTGCAGATACCACTAAGCATCTGGTTAGCTGTGTATTGGTGCGATAAGAATGGCATCAATGGACCTTGTTGATAGAACACACCTGGCATGTTCGTACCAAAGGAACCAAATAGTAGACCGTGCTCATAAGGGCTAACGTTCTCAGTCGCCTTAAGTACATAGACTCTCTGTCTCTCCATGTTGTTGTCATCAATAAAAGGCTTGATCAAGCAAGTCAAGTACACGTTCTTAGCTGTGAACGAGTTCTCTCCATCTTGAATATATATAGAAGGGCAGAAGAGTTCGTGAACTCTAACCCTGCCGAAAGGTACGTTGTTCTCCT